CCCAAATGCGTCCAAGAAAATGAACTGGCTCATCGTAGTGATAAACCGCCGACTTTTCCGCACCATGCACCTTAACATGGAAAGTCGTCTTGGCATAGGATGCAATTTTATCCAAGCTCATTTTCCGATTTGACCAGAATAGAATATCATCACCTAGGACAAAGAGCTCACGCTTTGATACGTGAAGCGCAAATCTAGCAGAGATTGCCCCCGCAATAATAACATTGACCACAGAGTCAATTAATTGCGTGAAGTACGACCCACTAGGAACGCCATGATCCTTGCCCAAATAAATCTTTCCATCTGGCATCACGATTGAGGTGTGAACAAAATACTTTCTCACAATCTTGAAAATTTCCCTAACGGTTTTCCCAGACACTGGCTCAACCTCAGCAGGATTAAACCAGGATTCAAGAATCTCAAACGCTTGATAAATGAGGTTTTTTGGTAATGTAGCATCAAATTGTGACATATCTAAAGAATAGGCAAACTCTTTATGATATGAAGCAACTCTTAACTTACTACCTAATGCCCCACTGGTAATGGCAAAAGCCATTGGAGTGCATCCGCCCTTGAACTTTTGAATAAGTGGGTACGCAACCAAACCCTCAACGCAGGTCATTGAGTATGGATAGCCCCAGACTAATCTGGTTTTGTCATTGAATTGCGTTCTTTTAAACGCAAGACAGGGCTCAGGTACCTTCTCACCCTTCAACGTCTGCAGACCTCTCTCTAAGGCACGCGTGACTGACTCAGCTTTTGAGCAACCATAATTGGTAACACCAGGACTACCAGTTGGATTAGATGTAATGGTTGCAATAGTAGCTGGACTGAAGTCCATCACATGAAGCATAGCTTCATTGCTCTTTCGGCCAAAACAGGCATACGCTAGAGAGATTCCAGCTCTGACATAATCATCGATCTCGGCATCTGGAATTTTGCCAGGCGCATACCCGGATAGTGCTTCAAATAGCTTTGACACTTTATAGACTGAGCGAGGTGACTCTTCAATGTCATAGCCCTGAGCTAGAAGCACATCTTTCACATTATCGTCTACAAGTATTTTTAATTGATCCTGGGAAAAATGCTTATAGTACTGCTGAAGCCTCTTTGAGCGATAAGGCCTCCGTGTGAATAGCTCTAGATCCTTTTGGAACTGGTCCAAGACCTTCTCCTCCTTTCATAATTGTAGGTCACGCTTTGCGTTGCGCAGCCCTCCCCTCCTTTGT